CTTCGTCTCATGTTAATGACCGCAACACCTATGTATAACACGGCTCCTGAAATAGTTTTCTTACTCAATTTACTGTTATTAAATGATACTAAAGGTTCTAAAAAACTAGAAGTTTCTAAGATTTTTGATAATAATGGAAAACTCTTTGATTACAAACAAAAAGATTTGGTTAGTGCTATAAAACGTTATGTAAGTTATATGCGTGGTGAAAATCCTGTCACTTTTCCTCTTCGTCTCACTCCTGATGAATCTACAAAGAGTACCAATGAACTATTTGGATTAAAAGAAAACGGCAAATTAAACTATCCTCAATTCAGTCTCTCTCGTAAGGAGTTTAATAAAAAAGGTACTGGAATGGTCTCATTTGACAATAAAGACCATATTTTAATCATGAGAGCGTTACCATTGATTATTGACGAAGGTAATGGCACATTAATCGGTAATACTTTATATGAATATTTGCGTAATCATTCTACTAGTAAAGATGCTAGAACCGAAGATGTAAAACAATTCGACTTCATTCTTGATCGTACAATGCAAATGGGAAATATTTTTTATAAAAACGGTACATACGGTCGTGATGGCTGGCGTAATTACTTTAAAGAAATTGTGACTACAATACGCTCCATTAAAGTCAAACAATACAGTTGGATTTATACCGATGAGGTATCAGTTGAGGATATTTTTGGTCCAGAAAATCTCGCAAATTATGCTCCTAAGATAGCCGCTATTGTTGAATCAATTGAAAAAGGAAAGGGTATCTCGTTTGTCTATTCACGCTATATTCCCGCTGGAGCCTTGCCTATCGCAATTGCGCTTGAGTTGCGGGGATGGGTTCGTGTATTGGCCGATGGCACTCCCGCTCCACTTTTACTTACAACTGGAATCCCGCCTAAGAACGCTAAAAATTACATTCTCTTAACATCCGATGATGCTTTATCTCCCAATTTCCCTGGGCTGGTTCGTTACGCAACGTCATTTAAGAATTTAGAAGAGGCCGGTGGTTCTAAAGTTCGTGCTATCATTGGTTCTCAGGTTGCCTCTGAGGGTCTAGACTTGAAATGTATTCGTCAAATTCATTTATTGGACGGCTGGTACCATTTAAATCGTATTGAACAGATTGAGGGTCGCGGTGTCCGTTTCTGTTCTCATATTGAATTACCATTAAAAGAACGTAACTGTTTAATCTATTTACACGCTGTTAATGTTGGTGAATACGAAACGGCCGATTTATATGCCTATCGTTTAGCGGTTCGTAAGGCGCAGCCTATTGGTGAAGTGAGTCGCTTAATGAAAGTGAATGCTTGGGATTGTTACCTCAATATAAAAGCCATTACATTAGAAGGAACGAAGAGTCGTGAATCTGAGGACGCTCTCGGTAATACTAAATTAGTTCCTCTAAGAGATGAACCTTTTACCAGTTTGTGTGATTTTAAAGGTGATCCAGTCTATAATGAAGATGGAGATATAGTTTCATATGAATGTAAACCTTATACTTGCGGTAGTAACAAATTGAACGATGGAAGTGAAAATATAAGTACTCAAAAAACATTTGATTTTCGTCGCAAATTTTTAGAGATACAGCAGAGGGTGATTAACTCGTTTAAAGAAAATGAGACTGTTGTTGAAGTTGACAGAATTCTTCAATTATTCTATAATAATATTCCAGAATCTTTTGCGCGTATAGGTTTGCGTGAAATTTTAAACAATGTTCGTATTTTTCGCAAGGATGGAATTTACGGAACTTTACGATTAGTGAATAATTACGTAGTCTTTCAACCTGAAGGTGTTACAGATACAATGATTCCTATGGCACTCCGTTATGGCCGTGCTTATGGCAGAATGCCCCACGAATTTAATCCACCACGCGGTTCTTTATTATCAATTAAGGATCTAAATCTAAACAAACCATTATTTTCTGATGAATCTATATCTAATAAATCGGTACCTATTGATACTGAGAGCGAGATAGGAGTTGCTAGAATTGCTTTAAACAAATTGAAACATTGGGATGAAAATCTCAATTTGATTATAAAAGGCAGACTCACTGGAAAAATAGAAAATTTAGAAGTATCTGCCGGCTGGAGATGGGTGTTCCGTTACTTCCGTAACTTACCTGATGTAAAAGCAATAGCGTATCACTGGTTTATGGAAAATTTCTGGACAAATGATGAACTTATTGCTGTTTTTACATATTGGTTAACGAAAGGAATTGATAATCTACGTGGATACGAATTAGAATGTGCTAAAATGTTTATGAAAGAGAACCATCGTATTGAATTGTTTCAAAAAGATAAAATAAATCGTTTGAGTGGATTTGTGGTATATAATATTAACGCTGGTGCTACTGGTACTCTACAATCCTATTGTCAATATGGAGGTTCGGTCTCTCAATGTACTGCTGTTTTTAAAGAGGATATTAATTCTATTCTTGGAAAGGCGATAGACCGCAAAGAAGATACTGGCCCATACTTCGGTTTCCTGGTTTACAAACAAAAGACTGTAATATTCAAAAGTGTAGATAAAATCAAAGGTGATTTGCGAGGCGCCGAATGCGCCAACACTCCCAATCTCGGCAACCATCAGCAACGAATTCGTGCCATACAAAAGATTTTAACTGATGCTAAGGATCCTATCTCAAATTACTTACTACCTGACGCAGAACTAACAAAAGTGGAGATTGATGGACAGAAAACTCGCCAGGGTATTTTAACAACCCAATTTGAAAATAAAGATTCCGTATTTCGTATTGATTCAAAAGATCCATTAATTAATATAGCAGACCTGACCCTCAAACAAATATGTCCATATATGGAATTTTTACTTCGCTACACCGATCGCCGTGCTATCAACCGCAAACGTTGGTTTTTATCAGTTGTAGATTCGGCACGTGCGGGTGTAAAAATGAATTAATCTGTCGTTATGGCCTAAAAATTGATATACCTAGCATTAATAGAAGATAGATAAAAGTGATGTATCACACTATTTATCTAGATGAACGTGTAGCTCTTACACCAAATGAAATTAATAACGTCCATAAAGCGGATGATATTAAGGATATGATTGTGATTAAACTCAAGGAACGTCATGAATCTAAATGTAATGCGAATGGTTACGTAAAACCCGATTCAATTGAACTCATCGCTCGCTCTGCCGGCGCTGCCGAAAACGGTCGCTACACCGGCAACTTTGTGTACGATTGTAAAATGAAATGCGATGTATTATATCCTAAGGGTGGTATGGTGATGAATGTTTTGGTACTCAAGGTGACTAAAATGGGTGTTTATGCCGTATTTGAAGAGGCGATTCGTATTCTTCTTCCCCGTGATATTCATATCGGTAATACCGAGTTTGATGCTATCAAGGAGGGTGACACCATCAAGGTACGTCTTGAACGTAGTGAAATTAAGACTAATGCGCCATTCATTATGGCAGTCGGTCGGCTTGTAGAAAGTGAAGAGGAGGATGCGTAAGATGAATAGGACGAAACACTTGCCTCTTATTAACAATGTCGGCACCCGGTACTCTTTCACCTGAAGAATACGAGCGTCGTAAGGTGTTTTTGGAAAACCTGAAAAGTCTAACAAAAACAGAACATATTGAGATTATTCGTATTTTACAAAAGCATTCCGCCGAATTCTCTGAGAATCTCAACGGAGTCTTTTTTAATTGTTGTAACCTCGCCCAGCCGGTCTTTGACGACCTTGAACTTTTCATTCAATTCACACAGACGAATCGTAAGAATCTTGCCGACCGCGAGATATATCTCAGTTCTTTAACCCGGACCGTTACTAGCGACGAGCCTGCCTCTGGGTCTAAATGATTCCCCGCTTAATTTACATAAATGGTCCATTGGAACGAATTAGCCAGCTTTTTAAAGTCTAATCCGTTTCAAACATACAATGTCAAAGATTTGGAACCCCTAGTTCCTTCACGAAAACGTGAACTTGATTATTTTCCTATTCTTTTCACCGCTGTTTCGGCTGTGGCTGCGCCTGTCGCTGTTGCTGTGCCTGTTGCTGCTCCCGCGCCTGCTGTAGCACCCGTCGTTGCGCCTGTACAACCAAGTGCCCCAGATACCAATCTCAAAATTCTAAAATATACCCTGGATCCAATCGTCTTTGGTATTGAATTTACAGATATTTTATACAAAGATTCGCCCAAGAGTGTCAAACGTCAAATGGAGATTGACGAATCGCTCCGCTGCGAAGCGCGCATTGACGAACTATACAAATCCCAGGGTGGTCGCTCACGTGGCTGGACTAAAACAATGTTAGAAGCGATTATTCGCCCCCGCTGCGCATCCGGCGGAGACCTCCATGAACTCAAACAGGCAAAATCTGTCTTCCTGTGGCAAGTTGTTAAAACCGATAAAGCAGTATCTGGATTTTTAGACTTTCTTTGTGTCGCTAAACAGATACAAGTCGCCATTTGGAACGATGATAGTAAAACCATTACTATTTATCCTGCCGCAGACTATATGGGTGAATCTAGCGGTGTCAAAGGCTTATACCACGTCCATCATACCGGAATGATGATACGATTAGATAAAGTTGATACCGGAAAAGCGTTAATAGAATATGCGAATAAGCATTCTTGGACCCTTTTACCATCCAATTCTGTCATTCACAGCCTGGAGAAACTAACTCTGGGAGATTTGGAATCGGTTGGAAAACGACTTGGATTGGCCGAGGTGACCGGGTCTAAGGTAGAAAGAATCGCAGCCATCGCCGGATACAAATTAAAGTCCCGACTTCTAAATTCGGCGGTGGAGGCGGTCTAGCAAAGGAAGAGATAAAAGTTGATGGCCTTAAGAAAAAAGTCTCAGACTTAATAGAAGTATGTCCTTAGAACTCAAATCCGCTGAATCTCAGGCGGTGGACACTCTGTGGTCTGCGTGGGAAACCGCTACAGAAACAGAGATTGAGGCTACATTTAAGCGTCCTAACAGTAAGGAACTTGACTATACATCGTTCCTTAACGTCATCAAGTACTTGCGTAGTATGGTGTTGCTTGAAGAATCGCAACCTCCCAAGTTGAATATCATGATTTCAGGCGGTTTACGTTTTACCCTTGTCGGTGAAGGAACTATTCAGGCGTATTGTCGTGATAATACTCTTCGGGGCAAAGCGTTCTTCTGTATTCTCAAAGATAAGAAACAGGCCGTTGCGAATGGACCAAGTGAGGTAGACCTCAACGAATACGGAGTACGCATCAAACTTCGTCGTGAAATTCCTCTCTCCAAGGATGACCCTCGTGTCATTGATGCAGTTTCACGCTGGGCCTCCATACCAAAGGCGTTCCGTTACATGCAGCGATTCAGTTTTACCTCCCTAAAATGGAAGGGCCTCCAATTTGACGCCTCCTTTATCCGTGAAAATCGTAAAGACTCGCGTGGAAATTACATTATGGCAAATACGTTCACAAACGCAGGTATTGTAAAACAGCCAACCCACTATGAATTAGAAGTCGAGGCACTCGCCGGTGCTACTAAAAAAGCTCTCATCTTCGGTATCGTCTCTGTCCTTCGTGGATTACAAAAGTCGTATATCTTAACTCGTGAATCAGTACGCCAGCAAATTCTTACACAAATGGAGGGTCAAACCGGCGCCAAAAAGGGCTCATTTCCAGGTTCTCAACCAATTACTCTGCGTAAGGCGCATATGGGATTGGAAAAGGAGGCCGATATGTCAAATATTCGTTTAGAAGACTATAATGTTACAGACAAAGCGGACGGTCTACGATGTCTTCTCATTGTCACTAAAAACGGTCGTATTTATCTCATTGACAGGTCGCTTAATGTGTACGGAACCGACCGAAAGATAGCCGATACAGAGATCGCCGATTGGTCCGGTTGTGTTTTAGACGGCGAATGGGTCACCAACGACGCCTCCAGCAATCCAATCTGTCGTTATTACGCATTTGATGTATTCAACGGTCGCCGTGGTGAAGATGTCTCAGCTCGCCCTTTCATCGTCCGTGGTGTTGAAGTGGCCGTAAGCCGTGAAGCGGTTCTCCGTGAAGCAGTTGCCGCACTCAATAATGCCGAATATACCGTAGGCAGTATTCCTAAGCAGAACAGTCTCTCCATTCACATGAAAACGTTTCAAACACCTGCGGATCCAACCGACCCAACAGGAATCTTTAAAGAGGCCGCCTCCGTCCTGGACCGCCTCAGCCGTGACCCACCCTATCACACAGACGGTCTCATCTTCACTCCCAACGCATCACCTCTCGTCAAAAATATTAACACTTGGGAATCACAACTCAAATGGAAACCCGCATCCCAAAACTCGGTTGATTTCTTAGTAGTGACCGAAAAGGAGAAGGATAGTGACGGCAAGGCGACAATGGTTGATGCCATTAATACAAAACTTCGTGAAGATACGAATCAAATCGTCCGCTACAAGACTCTACGATTGTTCGTCGGTTCTTCTCTTGACCCTGCTCTCGTTGACCCACGTGACACCGTTCTCTTCAAAAAGCCTTATCCATCATCTCTACAAGAGGGTACCCGCAGCACTTATAAACCGGTAGAATTTACTCCTATTCCAA